AGGCAATAAGAATCCGCGTTAGATGTGGGTATTAGACGGTTGACCTAGTGGAACCGTGATTGTGAAAGGAAGGTCAGGGCGCGGACCCTGACCATTGCATCAATGAAATGTAGCCAAGCTACAACCTGAAACTAGCGCGTCTACCAATTCCGCCACATCCGCGTGTGGATTCCAGCGATTGGACTCACTGAGAACAGTCGGCGTTCCCGACCGGAAGAGTGTAGCAGCGCACCCATTAGTCACGCCTAGATCGCAGCCATAGCCGCCTCAGCGGCCTTGTCTGTGTGCTTGGAGTAGTCAAGGGTTGTCTCGATGCGTTTGTGTCCCATCAAGCCCATCAGGGTCCTCATGGGCGTCCCGGCGATGGCGTGCCATGTACCGAAACTGTGACGTAGATCGTGGAAGGTGTAGGCAGGAGCCTGTGCGTAGTCCCTGACCTTCTTGAAAGCAAGGAGCAGTTGATCCTTGTTGCCAACGTCATCGAACACCTTGACGCTTGGAGAAGCGTGCTCCAGACGCTTACGAAACACGTCCTTGATCCTTGGATGGATTGGGATGGATCTGTAGTTCTTGGCCTTGGTGTTCAGGTGTGGCACACCACCAACGTGAATACGTTGCTGACCAAGGTCAATGTCCTGCGCCTTGAGCTTGAGTAGCTCACCTTGACGAATGCCTGTGTAGGCAGCTGTGACAATGATGTCTGCTATTTCATCCCTAGCGTAGGGATCAAGAGCTGCAAGACACATGTCTTCCACCTGATCCTGTGTGAACCAGAACATGCGCTTTTCACCTTCATCGTGTTTGTCGAATACAGGTGCGGGATTGCACATGTCACGCTTGGCACAGCAATTCATAACTGTCCCGATTGCAGTAATGCAACGGTTGATCGTAGCGTTGCTGAGGTCACGTGTTTCACGTAGGTGTGCAGTGAACAGGTCCATTTGAATCTGATTGATCCGATCTACTGGAAAGGATCGACCAGCAAATTCAGTGAAGTGACCTGTGTTGATCTTGTTTGTCTTGAGTCCAGCTTTGCCTGCCCACTTAGTTTTAAGTGTGTAGTCCAAAGCTTCACCCCAGGTGAATTGTTTAGCCATTGAGTTGGGTAGATAGTTGTTTGGCTAGGTTGCGTCCCTGCTGTGTAAGTCGCAGGTAACGCAGGCGTTTGTTTGGTTGGTACACCTCCTTTGTGATCAGGTTGAGTCCTCGCTTTGGATTGCTGCGGTGCTGACCAGTGAGCCACGTTGTGGTACGGGACATGCTGGCAGCAGTCAGACCAAGTTCTTCCTGTAACTCTGCTGTAGTGCAACCGTCAGGACGGGTGGCTACGAACAAGAAACAGGAGATGACCTGAGCAGGCATCTCAACGTCAAGGACGCGGAGAGTCTCGATGACGCCCAACAAGCGGAGCATGTCGGAGCGGGTGGAGATGTTTACTGCGTCCATGACGACAGCGAGGACAACGACAGAAGTCTACACGATACTTGCCCATGTGCAAAATTATACAGTGAGGCTCGGTCCATAGATCAAAGAAAGAAACTTCGTCCTTAGAAATAAAAAGGTCAATCAATTAAGACTTCTTTAAAAGTTGTTCGCGGAGATTGTACGCACGTGACCCGACAGGCAGGTCCTCGTTTTCAAGCAACCTTAGGAATCGTTCATCCTCTAAACATAGTTTGTAGAAACGCTCAGCTACTGCGTCGTAACAGTACTCACTGACACTTATGTCCAAGAGAGCACATGAGGCTTTGAGTAAACGCGCACATTCAGGAGCCATGTTGAAGTTGATGCGCTTCATAGGCAGGATGGTTCACCTAGATACAACGCTAGTGTCGTCGATTAGCTGTTCAGTAGCAAGCGATACGATTTCGTTACGATGTTCGTGTGCTTCAAGTTCCTTGACAAGCCGTGCCATCAGGCGTTCAGCTGTCTTCTTGCTCATCTTCATAGTCTTCAATGTCAAGTTGTGAAACGAAATGGATTTGTTCAGGTGTGCAGACGGTGAACTCAATCCCGTCCTTCTTCATCAACTGCTTGACTTTGTTTTCAGCAGCTGATTTACGTTGATACACGTACTCTTTGACCTTCTTTGTTTCAAGGTCTGATTCTCTGATCACACAACAAACGTTGCTTGGTAGTTCCCAAGCAGCGATCTTGAAGTCCATGATCTCATCGTATGTGTGTGGCAGAAACAACTCATCAGGTGCGTCCTTGAACTTCTGCCAGTTGTTTGGAAAATACTTCTTACCACTCATCTGTTCTAATTACGTCCTTTAGTTGTGCTTTACGGTTAGTGGACAACTCAAAAGCAGCCCAGGCGGCGTGTTCTAAGTCGGGAGCGTAGACATACTCTGTCCAACGTTCCTCACCGTCTTCCAATACGACCATGTATTCATCAAGATTCTGTTTTCCCAGTAGTGGCATCGGCGTCCTTGGCTCGTGATTGTGAACGTTTGCGGGCAGGCCGCGGCTTAGGTAGATACACCTCACGCTTTACAAGAGCTTTGTATCGCGGCGTCCATGGATGATTGGGGAAGTGATGCAACCAACAACCAATGGCGTTCTTGATCAACCAATCATCTGTCTTTTCTTTTGTCATTGTTTAATAAACGATCTCCTATCCAATGTGTGAACGATGTTGAGTAACTGAGTCCTTGAAATTAAACCCTTGTGATAATCAGCAAGGGCTATACATTGCAGCTGTTTGATTTCTTGTTGAGTCATTCGATGTCATCCGAGAATTCATCTATGCATGAAAGATATGCATACATGTACTGATTGAATCGTGGATAATGATCATGACCAAATGCATCAGGCTTAGCATGTTCAACCACGTCATTGATTGAGTCATACCAACTGTCTACATTTTCATGCAGTTTGTTGTAAAGCATTGGTGTCCGTGAGATAAACAACCGAGGGTGATTCCCTCAAATAACCCGCCACACGGTTGCCCATGTGGAAGGGTTGTTAGTGGGAATCAAACGTTGCGATTGAAGAAGTAAGTATTACCTTTGAAGTCCATGTCGTAATAGTCATGTCGCAATGACTGATACCACACGAGTTCAAAGTCAATCGCGTTCCTGTAGATGTCAGGCATGTCATCCGTTGGATAGACATCCTCACACCATTCTTCTGTGTACTTGGTAGTGATGTGGTCACCCACACCTTCCCATTCACCAGAGAATGCATCACAGAACTGCTCAGCAGTTGTGATACCTACATGTGAATCAAGCATCTTGATAAATGCATCGTACTCAGCTTCATCAATGATGAATGAAGTTAGAGTCGAGATCTCCTCAATCAATGCTTGAGTGTCTGCGTCCTTGCTGTCATACCAACGCTCGAAGCGCTCGGATGAAGCAACAAATGCAGGCGAGAGCGTAGTCATGTGTGACCTAGTGAAACAATAAAGGGACGAAGTCCCAGAGCTGGACAGGGGTTTGCACCCTGTCACTCGCTTGAACGAATCAGCTGTTGCAGTACACGTAACCAGCAGGATCACTGTTGTCAGTGATAGGCAGGTCAGAGGCATTAAGTGCCCTGAGTACTGTGCACTCACCGAAGACACGAGACTTGCAATCAAAAGGAAGCAGGTTCTCGTTGACCCAGAAACCCAAAGACATGTTTGGGTTCATGATGAGATTAAGAATTGCACGACGGCTAACATGTGTGTACTCGTAGATGTTGCCTTTGGCGTATGCAACCTGAACGATTGCACGCACTGGATCGACAACCATACGCTCGACACAGTCGGAAGTACGGCAAGGAATGTTGATGAACATGTAGATGGAAATAAACAATTGAACGTTTGAGTCCGTGATGACTCAAGACCAAGCAGCCCGACTCAAACGGGCAGGGCGTCGGTGCACCGTGCTGGTGTGCCATGAGCAAACAATGCGTGTGGCTCCGCAGTGTGTATGAGGCTTGCCCTAATGCAACCGACCAACGTAGTTGGTGATCAACGTGCCTATGATCCGACGGCAGTTGCAGCGGCTATGAAGTTGTCAAGGTTCTGAGGCAGTGAGTGGTGATTGAAGATCGAGACTCTCCTCCCCCTTAACAGGGAGAGTCGAGATCAAGATCATCAAACCACTCATCTGGATCTACCATACACCCAGTGCAACCATTGCCAACCAGCAACAATGTAGCAAGGTGATACCACAACAGCTGAAAACCATTGCAGCAGCGGAATGATAAGTATTTGGTCAGCCAACGATCAGTGCTACTTATCATCTGTAATCCATTGGTATCACTGGCTTTCTCAACATTCTCAATAAGCCGCAAACAGATCGCACAACATACACGCCAGCGATCCAACTACCGCGTGCGCCTGATGCGCGCGTGTTTCACCTAAAACCCAGTGCCATCCGTTAGTTTGTAGAACTAACGCGGTTCCCAGACCCCCTATGGGGGTAAACCGCGCCCAACGTATGCGTATCTGGGTTCACAAATTTATGCCATTTTCTTTGGAAGGTAGCCAACTGCCTCTGCGACCACAGGAAACTGCTGAATAATCAGTTTTTTACACTCATCTGCAATCATCTTGTGCTCTAACTGAGTACCATTACCACAACGAAGATCACAATAATGTATCCAACTACGAAGGGTTCCATTCATGTACAACTTAGTAGGGGAAGACATAGGTAACACATCACGTGCACACTCTTTAGCTACACCAGCTTTAAGCATTTCGGTATAAAGCAACATTGATTGATCAAACAACAGCTGTGCTTTGAGTTGAAAGTCTTGAACGGTGTAAGGATCTAGGTCATCAATACTATTTTGTCTGTTCTTTGTGTCTTGACTACGAAGGTCAGGGACTACAGGACTATCTGTAATTGCTGCATACCGTTGACTAAACTCTTGGAAAGAGAAGCTACGGTGCCTAAGGATTTGAGCAGAGATACTACGAGTAGTGTTTATCTCTACACACATATTGACCATCTCAAAGGGTGACCAATGTTTGTGTTTAACAAGGTAACTAATAAGCTTACCACTGGTCTCAGTGTTGTCTTGATTAGTTGGATTACTTACACGTGCCATGTAAGCAATGAGTTTGTCTCCATCAGGAGTAGAATGAATTAGTTTTACTTGTGACATACGGGTGGGAATCCTAGTGTTGATAAGTGACAACATTCATCGTTGTCCAAAATCAACTAGGAGTTAGTTCAAGTTAAAGGAAATTGTGTCTTTTTGTCTTTGGGCGGTACTTACGGAATATCCATTCATCGGATATTAGTAAAGGGGAAGGATGTCTTCCCCTAACCAGGAAGTCGAGTCCACCCTACTCTTCTCCCTGTATACGGGTCGGATCAACCTAAACCCAGGTGGGGACTGAGTTGTCAACGGTTACGCCAGAAGCCTGTCTACGTTGGTCAAGGTTCATACCAAGGACCATGTGATTAGCTGCTGCTTGGGGGTTATCTTGCCATTCAGCAAGCATTTGATTCCACTCTTCCATCTTTCTGTCTTTGATGGCTTCGTGTGCAGAGATAGCAAATGCATCAGTAAAGTATTTGACACCTTGAGCTAAACAGTCCAATCTGTCGTCATGTTTAACAGCACCTTTTTCTTTGCACATACGACTCATCTGATAGAAGAGCATGTACATAAGACGTTTCTCAGGTGCTTCATCGGGGTTTGACTTAAAGTCCCATTCAATGACCTGACGGTTTACAACAAGCCGGTGTTGGTTGAGTATAGGTTCAAGCGAATCAATGATTCTGTCTTCCTTACGCACGTTGGCACGGACCTCTTCGATGTCAATGGCTTGTTTGGTCTGAATGCAGTGCTTCTTGAACAGTTCAGCAACAATGCCATCACCAAAGTTAGTTTCAATAACGAGTTTTGTAGCACCATACTTTTTACAACCTTTAAGGATGTCTAACAAAGTTGAGTCACCGTACCCGTCGCGGTACGCACGCATTTCATGCAAGTAGAGGAAGCCGTTTTTCTGAGATATGAATGCTGCGGCTGTTTCGTCCGTTCCTCTACCCGACGGATCAACTGAGCAGATTGTTTCTTGGTAAGGCGTCCACTCCCCAGCGAGTTGCATTGGAGAATAAAAGTAATCTCCTGGGAGACCGACTGTGGGTAAGTCTTTAATAATGTTTTGGGGGTCTGAGCACCAGACGACATTGTCAGGAGCAGAAGAGGGGTTGACAGAAGTAACCACCAGATCTGCCATTTTAAGCGGGAACTTTTCAGCATCACTAAGGGTTGTGTCTAATTGGAACTGCAACATGAAGTTGCTACGACCCATTGCAGCTTCACGTTCTAAAAGATCACTGTCGCTAAATCGGTCGGGGTCTGTTACATCCCAAGCTTTAGCTCCGTTATCTACGTCAGCCTGTAGCTGTGGAGCTATGAGACCTTCGTAATTAGAAAGAGAACGTGGGATACGTGCAGGCCAAACCAACGGCCTGTAATTACGTTCAGCAAGCTTTCTGTAGATAGTAAATGTGGTTTGAGGAGTACCGAGGTACATGATCCGAGAGTCGTTCTTTGGAGTAAGAATGGACTCAGCCTCTGTACAGAGTTGAAGTAATTTCTCTCTCATCATTTCCGTCATTGAGTTACCAGGAACTTCAATGTCGTCTAGAATCATTAAATCTGCGCGGCTTCCGGTTAGCTGACCAGTGATGCCCACGCTTTTTACGCTTGGAGCTTGGTGGGGTGAGCAGTTCACATCGAAGCTTATCCTCGACCACCTTGCATCGTCGGACTTCGGGCGTAAATGAGAAAGCCATGGCGTTTCAATGATTAGTTTTTGTAGAAAGATAGACATGTTGTCAGCCCGCTCTTTAGAAGCGGAGATGATCATGATCTTCTTTTCGGGATTATTAAAGAGAGTCCAAAGAACAAAAGCACCAGTAATCCAAGACTTTCCGACTCCGCGGAAGGCTTGAATTTGTAGACGTTTAGGTCCGTTCTGGAGATAATCTGCGATTGCATATTGGGCACGAGTGGGAGAGGGGAGATCAAGCTGATCCCACAAAGCCTGCAGAAACAGCTTGAAATCGCCCTGTAAGGCGTTTAAAACAGTGGACATATATGTATAGACCTAAGAGCTATTACAGACGCATTCAACGCCCGTAGGGGAGGAGGTTACGGGACTGTTGAAGGTATCTAGCTTGTGGTGTGTAGGCAGCTGGATTGCGAACCATGTCCACTACAAAATTCAACATATCCAAGGCGTTACCAACACCAGGAAATTGACCGCCAACAGCAAGACCAGCCTGCATTTGATCTAACGGGTTACCAGTCTCTAATGCTTTTTCAGTACGTGCTTTTGCTTCTAAGCCTCCAGCAGCAAGACCAACGAAGGGCAATGCACTAAGCAACGAACGACCGCTACCGTTCCGCACAAAAGCTGCTAACTCTTCTAAGTTGCGGAGGTTTGTACCCGGCAGAGTGTTTGGGTCAGCAATAGTACTAAAGTTTTGTTTTGGAATAACTTTAACTGATTCTTCAGCGGGATTAAGAGTGACAGCATAGTTTTTACCAACTCGACGCTTAACTTCATTTTTAAACTCAGCGTCCGACGCTTTAACAATTGCTTTGTTGTCAGGATCACCTGCCGCCCCAGCAGTTATAGACTTAGCGTCATCTTGGTCTGCTAAATGCTCAATACGAGTTCCCTCAAGATCATACATTGAGGCTTCACGTGAAAGTGCAGAACTTTTTTTTTGAAGTTGTTTCGACTCGTAATGAGCTTTAGGAGTTGAGGTAGTGTCAAATTTTTTGCGGGCATTGTCGCCGTTTTCACCACGAAAAGAGAGACGAATTTTATGACGTAGGTTAGAAAGATTACCTTCTTTGATTTTTAGAGGAGGACCTTCGTACTCAACAGCTTTATATGCATCTGGAAGGGTGCCATTATTATTACGAAGCCACTCCTGCACTTTTGCAGGTGTAGACATAAAAAAAGCCGCCCCTTTCGGGACGGCGCGTTAATTGACTAAGTGGAACTATTTAGAATTGCTTGCTGTGTACAAGAGTGAATCCACCCTTGCCATCACTCTTATAGAACTTGCCGCCTCTTTGGACGATCTGTCCTTTTTTATAAGTAAGGCGCAGTTTGTCACTGATTGACTTGGCTACATCAGCAGGAGACATGCCACGGCGTCGTTTGATCTGCCCAGCTTTACGTCGCTGTTGAGGATTCAGTTTGGGTTTGGCAGGACTAGATTGTTTACGATTTTTAGAACTAATCGTGTACCCACCTTCAACAGCTTTGTCAGAAGCTTTTTTGACTGCTTTAGCAGCTTTTTGTACTTGTGACGCAGGTTGAACAGGTGCTACACCTGCAGACTTAGCTTTAGCCGAAGGTTGACCAGCAACAGAAGAACGGCGCTTAACCTTAGAAGTATCAGGTAAATTGCCTTCTTTTTTTAGAGCGTCATACTGATTAAACAGTGCTTCTTGTTTAGCAGTTGGCTTCTCTAGTTTGCCACGGTTGGCTTGAACCCACGCTGCCATAGCGGCAGACATCTTCTTAGTTGTGGGCTTGGAAGTCTTGCCAGACTTGGAAAGGGCTTTAGCCGCATCAGCTTGGGCTTTAGCTCGTTGTGCTTTGGTAGCGTTAGTCAGTAGATCAGTTTTAAAATAATTTGTCTGGTATTTAGCCATTTGTATGTTTAGAGATTACGTATTCACGAAGACGATTCACACCGAACGATGTTCGCATGAATTCATATACTGGTTTGCTTGCCTTTTTCTGATTACATTTCTCACAGGCTGGTACGATATTCGAGGCGATGGTTTCACCACCAGCACTGCGAGGAATAACATGATCAAGAGTAAGATTTGATAATTCATAAGTCTTTCCGCAATAAACACATGTGCAGTCAAAATGTTCTTTGATGGCTTTACGCCACAGTTTTTTAGACATAGAACTGTTCATGGTTATTAGGTTGTAAATGTAGTGATCAGGAGTAGGCAAGATCGGTGTCATGCGTATCGAGAGTTATTGCCGTGACCGTTGGCAGCACGGTTTTTAGATCTGGGTTTGATGCGTAGCCTTCCAGTGGCTGTGTGTGACAAGTCACCACCACCTTTGCCCATGATCCCGCGTGCACGTCGTGCAGCAGCCAACCGTCGTCGATAAGCTTTCTTTTCAGGAGTTGCGTTGTATTCGGCCATGTAATCTCTGTGTCTCTGACGAGCTGCAGGTTTAGACCGATAGTATTTAGCTGTTCTTCCGAGTTCCATATAGACGATTTTGTACGAGTTCAGGATCTACCTTTGGAAGGATGGTGGAGAGTTTGTCTAGGGGGTTACCGTCAAAAGCAACCCCAGAGATGTCATTCTTGTGTAACCAATCGCAAGCTGCCTTCAGGTCCTGAGCTGTAGCCTCGCCGCTTTTAATCCGCTTAAGGAACTCAGTAGTAACTAGATTATGCAGCTCATTAAATTGGTCTTCAGTAGCTTTGCGTTTAGCCATATCACAGAAGTTTGGAACGAATCATTGCGACAGCTTGGTCGTCAATAGTGTTGTCAGTTTGCTTAGCCAAAGCTGCAAGCAAATCAATCACAAGTTTCTTGACAGCACGAGACTGAATAAAAGAAAAAAGGATGGGACGAATAAGAGTGATCATTAGTTTTTAAGGGTGAGTTGATCTAGTTTGCTTTCAATGCGGACCATGTGGTCTTCCATTGATTTAATTATGGCCGCAAGATCTGCTTTAGATACATATTTCTCTGCTATACGCAGTTCGATGCCATCAACGCGGCGATCCATTTCTCTAAAGTGATCATGTAGGGTGTTGATGCGGGTATGTAGTCTGTTAGTAAGAGCGGCCACCCCGGCGATAGCACCGAAGGTGACCGTAACTGCGGCTTCAATCATTACTCAAAGATCAATGAATCTGTAGTGCTGAAAGAACCGCTCACAGCGACGGGAGTGAATACAATGGAGTCAACACCCGCATTAGCTGAAACAGGCGTGTTAGCAGAGCTTGTAGAGGTCTCTGAGGGCTCTTCAACTACAACGGGAGGTTCCCATTCAGAGAAAGCTGCAGAGGTAACGTACTCAGCAAGTTCTGCTGTTGTAGTCGTGGCTTGGATAGCCGCTTCTTTGGTGTTGCTGTAGGTACGAATCTCAGCACGACGATCAAGAACGTCCTGCGGGATAGCAGAACCGTTCTCAGCGTTACGAGTGACGTACCAATCACTAGGAGCCAACAGGCTCCCAGCAATCTCTTTGACTTTGCTGACCCACAGGTCTACGAGACCAGCGTGATCTTTGGGATTATCGACACCCCAGTAGAAACGTTGATCCCAGGTTGGACGTACTGGGTCAGGTACTTCAGTGATTCCAATACGCTGCTTCTCTTCCAGTGTTGACAGACGAAGCCAGTTAGCTGGATAAGAAACACCCGCATGAGAAAAAGCCCTGTCGTATTGCAAGGGCTTACCATCGAGAATAAGCATAATATTTATGGTTTTGAATTAAACGGCGCGAGAATATTTAAACGGATTTTCAGCAAATGCCATATAGACATAGCTTTCATTGTTATAGTTATCTGCTCTTGAACTATTTCTTATTTTAAAACCATTAGAAAGGAAATCGGTTTCAAAATACTGTGTACCTTCAGCGCCGCTACCGTTTGGATAAAGGAATTCATCTACTACATTAACAGGGCTTCGAGTTGAATCCATCATTAACCAATACTCGGCTACGCCAGATTTCGTGTTTTTAATTATCAAGAATGCAGGCTTGAACCCGGTGTACAAAAAGGGACCATCATTTGAACCGTTTCCGGTGTACGAACCAAACGCGCTATAGCCTGCAACAGGTGCAAAACAGTAGGCGATAAAATTCTTAGTATTTGTATTGACACCAGCGTCAGTTCCTATGTTGAAAACAGTACTAGATGGTGCAGACGGAAATACATTAGTATTAGTAACTTCACCGTCAGTTGTACTTAATCTTAGATACTTTGGATGAACATCTGAGTGATAAACATGCCAGTGATCAGCAAAGTCAGTGCCCTTGACTATGACGAACTGTGGCGCACTATTTAATCCATGACCAACACTTGCGGCAGAGCCTGTCCCGGTGTATTTGACAATCGAGCACCCAGTAGACGGATTGGCACGGACACCTGTAGGTGTGATGCTGCCAGCAGTGTTGCTTGTGTCTGTTGTCGTTCCAGCGTCCCAGGTCCAGCCGACGTAGGTAACACCACTTTTGTTAACATAGTCGTCGCCAATACTTCCAGAAGTGACGCTAAACCCTGCAGAATCAAACGAAGACAAATAACCGTAATCGTCAGTGTTACCGCCGCCTTCTGCGGTGGTGTCAGACGAATCAAGTTGTTTGAGTGATCCAGCACCACGAACAATGTCGTATATCTGGTGTCCAACTGAATAAGCCTGATTGCGCTGTTTAATCCAGACAAGATCTGGACTCAGACTAAGTGAGCTAAAACTACGATTCCCGTTCGACCCGCTCCAAGTTAATACATCCATCGCCGTCGAACCCTTGGCAATCGTTGGGTCCGACAAATTCTGCGTGCAGAGTGACTTGTGATTCGTTGGCGGCGTGTACGCAAACGGTCTAGCGCCGAAATTGACAACAAGCCCAGAATTATATGTAGAAACAGCTGGTAAATATGGACCTGAAGTTAAGCCAGTAAACGCCGTGCCTTGGGATACTCCATTCTTGTAAAAAGTCAAAGTGCCATTATCAGCGTCAAACGCAACACCGATAACGTCATTGTTTGTGTAGGTGGCACCGTAAGAAGAGTTTGACCCGTTGTTGTACTTTGTCCCGTTTGCGTCATATGCCCAACCATTAGCATTTGACCCAACATAATTTGATGAACTAATTCCATCTTGAGTCACAACTCCGACCTGGCAGTTTGTACCGCTTGATGGCATAGTTGCTTCAAAATAGTATTTTTCCGACTGCATCCCGATGGTTCCATAGCCGCCTTTGTTAGACGAATTAGAATTAGAGAAATCTAAATTGCCGTTAGACAAGGTGCTTGATGCTGAAGACAGCAAATTCAACGTCGCATAGTTGCCACCTGCATTTCCATTCTCAGATTCGTAGTTCGTCGGTGTGTCGATTAGGCTGTCAATAATCTCGCCAGGCGGTTTATCTGCAAATGCCATGTAGATGTAATCACCACCACCTCGGATATTTCCATTATCACCAGACGCGGGAATTGAGAAACTGTCATCCCCAAAGGTAAGATCGCCAATTCCGCTTGGATCGTTTTCGGCGGCGCTGCTATTTGCACGGAGATGATTTGAGCTACCGCGTGCTGAGTCGTACATCACCCATTCAAATCCACCTGATCCCGTACCTTTGATTATCACAAAACGAGGTTTAAACCCGGTGGTTATGGTTTGAGCTGTGTTTGAACTTGAAGTATAGCTGCCAAACTTGCTAAATCCTGGAACCTCTGACCAGCAGTAGGCGACATAATCATCCCCATTGTTGCCTGTATAACTGTCGCCAGATACAGTAACAACTGAAGAGTTAGGTGAAGTATTACCCCAGACATTGTAAGTATTCAAACCAGCATCACTGTCAAGCATCAAATATTTAGTATTAGGAATACTTTGGTGCCATACAGTCCACGCTGCGGAGGAATTACGCCTCTTTACAATCACGAATTGTGGCGGAGAATTTAAGCCGTGCCCGAACGTTCCTCCCTCTGTGCCTGTATAGGTGGCGATCGAAAAGCCGTAAGTAGTGTCTGCTTTTGTTATCGCTTGAATACTGCCGTCAAAATTAGACGCCCCAGCAGTGCTGTTGGTATTAATCTGACCGCCCATCCCTGAGTGGTTTGCGCAGCTGTAATACAGCGTTGCTACGCCCGTCCCCAGAACCAGTGTTGTTTTGGCTCCTGCGCTGCCAGGCGTTCCAGTGTGCGTTACGCCTGTGGTGTAGTCAGTGCCATTAGCAGACGTTCCAAACCGAATTGGGTGGCCTGCGTTGCTGCTATCAGATTGGTCAAAAACGTAAGTGCTGCCTTCCGCAAGATCAAGCGTTACAGCACTGGTGCCAAAGTCGTCGAAGCGATACTTGTTGCCGCTGTCGCTAACAACCTTGACGGTATAAGTCTTGTTGCTATTAGCCCCGGCATTCCAGCACCAGGCGACGTAATTGATGCTGCTTTTATTCACGGAAGTATGACTTCCTAGGGAAAAACCACTTGAATCAAAAGATGTTAAAGAGGTCGCTTGATAGTTTTCAGCGTTAGTTTGGTTTGAGAAAAGACGATAACCGGCTCCTCTCACCGCATCCACCAAGACGTGCTCATTGACTTGGTCTCTAGGCTTGATCCACACGAAGTCTGGCTGGAAGTCAAGACCAGTAACTGATTGAGTGCTTTCGTTGCCGGTGTAAAGCACAACATCCATGCCTTGACTTGCAGTTTCAAGTCCTGCTTCTGCAATCAAATTATTCGTCGTCCAGTTATTTCCTGGCCGATCCGCAAATGCTGCGTAGATAAATGTATCGCCACTCTTGTTGAGAGTGTCTTCAACGTCTGTTATTTGAAAACCGTTGGACAAGACTTGAGCGTTAAACGCTGTAATCTCTGCATTTGCATTGTTGGGTGACAAGCCTTTATCAAGAGTTCCGCCGTCACGCTCTGTATCCCAAATAATCCACCTTGCAGCGGTGTCAATGTTTTTTACAAGTATAAATCTAGGCTTAAAACCAGTTGTAATTGTCGGTCCATTAGTGGAAGCATTTCCGGTGTAGCTGCCAAACTTACTGAAACCGCTGACCTCGCTCCACGAGTACATGACTGCAGTTTGCGCACCAGTTGCAGACCAAGCAGACCCGAGATTGACAACAGTTGATGATGGTGCAGAAGAGAAAATGGTTGAATCACTTGCCTCAACACTCTCCTCGCTGAGTTGTAAGTAATGGTTTGCACTTGACAAAGATTGATGCCAAACACCCCAACCAGAAGTGCTGCTTCGTCTTTTGTAAATTACAAAGGCTGGTGCAGTTCCGAGACCATGACCAACTGAAAAACCTCCACTTGAAGGTTGAGTAGCTGTTGCAATCGAAAACCCATAATCAGTTGACACCGATACTTGGGAATCAATCGATCCGTCTTCATTTAATACTGCCGGACCACCTGCTTTCCAGCACCATGCCACATAGCTCTCTGATGATTGATTGGAATAGCTGCCATTTGTTGTTCTAAATCCGTCTGCAAAAATGTCAGTAACATCTCCGCCATCATCAAGATCAGCATGAGTTGTATTAGAAAACATCCTGAGGTAGCCACCGTTGCTACCTTTACCCCGAACACTGTCAGCAATAGTATGATATTTATTTGAGCCGTTCCTACTTTTAATCCAAATAAGATCTGGCTGGAACGCAAGACCACTGATCGTCTGCGCCGTTCCATTACCCGTGTAAGTGATGGCATCAAAACCACCACGAGGATTTAACGTCGGTGTTGTGGCTGTAGCGTCGTAACCAAGGGCTTGGTCGCTGCTGTTGTCGCTGAAGTCAAGCCTCCAACCATTCGAGCCATGCGTTCCAGCGAACTGCTTCGGTTGCCAGACATTGTTGCTGTCGTATCCACCGAAGTCAGTCGGCGCAAGCGCTTGACCGTCGATGAAATGTACGTCGGCTAGGTAGCCGTCAAAATACTGAGAAGGACCGGGTGAATAACGACCTATATTATGTTGAAAAGCGCCATTAACTGCGTGATCTGTATCCTGTGCTGGCGCATTATTGGTATCAAAATCATTAACTTGTTGACCATTTATGTAAAACTTAATTCGATCCGACGCTGTGGACTGCGTAACATCGAAAGCTACTACTAAATGGAAAAAAGCGCTAGGATCTCTAAAAACTCGAGATGTAATTCTCCAGTTAGTACCCCAACCACTGATGATTAGCTTGTCGGCGGAGCTAAATCCTAAAAGTAAATAGCCGGTGTCACTTTGGCTTGTGTATGCGTCAAACAATCGGCTATCACTTCCAAACTTGCTTCTTTTTATCCAACCGCTCCAAGTCCACGTCTTGCGATTA